TTTCAGCAACCATTGATATGCCAGACCGAACTGTAGCTCTTGATGATATTGCCAGTACAACTGCGTCTGGTGGCAAGGCAATAACCTTCTCACCAGCATTTAAAGAATTGCAAGGACTAGGGATAAGTGCAGATAATTTAGCGACAGGAGATTTTTATGAGATTACCAGCAAATCTGAAACTGGTTTTACCATAAAATTTAAGAACTCTAGTGGAAGTGTTATAGATAGAAACTTTGGCTTTGTAGCTAAAGGATTTGGGTTTTTAGAGAGTAGTTAATTTAAAATTATTATGATAATCTAAGGATTATTTTAAGGGAGTAAAAAATGAGTCAGAATGATTTTACCATAGCAAACCAGACATTTCCGAATACTAGGGCTGACATAAATTCTGCTCTACAAGCATTGGCAAGTAACAGTTCTGGAAGTTCAGCTCCTTCAACCACTTTTGCAAATCAGTTTTTTTATGATACGACAAACAATCTTCTTAAAATTAGAAATGAAGACAATGACGCATTTATCACTATTTGCGAATTAGACCAATCAAATGACACAGTAGAATATTTTAAATCGGACTCTATTAGAACAGCATTGATTGAATTTACAGATGGAGATGACGCACTAACCATAGCAGATGGTGGAGCTTTGACGACTGCTGGTAACTTATCTATTGGTGGCTCAAACAACGAATTACGATTTTTTGAAGGTGCAAACTTTGTTGGCTTTGAAGCACCAGCTTTATCTGGCGACCAGATATTCGTTTTACCAGCAACAGATGGCACAGCCAATCAAGCATTAGTTACAGATGGCTCTGGTAATTTATCTTTTGCAACTGCAAGTTCAGTAGTTAGACCTAATGTTAAACCACTTATTATTAATGGTGATATGGCAGTAGCACAAAGGGGTACTAGCACATCAGGAATTACAGCAAGTGCTTTAGTAACTTGTGATAGAATGAATCAAATTTTGTCAGATAATGGAACTTGGACACAATCGCAAAGCACAACAACACCAACAGGGCAAGGTTTTGCGAAGTCTTGGAAAATAGATTGCACGACAGCAGATACTTCTGTTGCTTCTGCATCAAAGAATTTTCTTTCTTATAAATTTGAGGGACAAGATGTTCAATTATTTAAAAAAGGTACATCAAATGCTGAAAAATTAACTTTATCTTATTGGATAAGAACAACAGTAACAGGAACTTATATTGCAGAGTTGTATGATACAGATAATACTAGGTCAATATCACAAGCATACACAGTTACAGACAGCAACACTTGGCAGAAAATTGTCTTATCTTTTGTTGCAGATACATCTGGAACTTTAACAAATGATATTAATGATTCTTTTGTAGTTAATATATGGTTTGGAGCTGGAAGTAATTTTACTTCTGGCACATTAAATACATCTTGGGGTACAGCAACGAACGCAAATAGAGCAGTTGGACAAGTCAATGGTGCTAGTAGTACAAGTAATGAAATTTATGTTACAGGGTTACAATTAGAAGTTGGCGAATATACAGCAAGTACCATACCACCATTCCAACATGAAGATTTTAAAACAAATATTGATAGGTGTACCAGATATTATCAGATTTCAAAATCTCCGAACAATACAGGAGTAGGTCAAGGGTTTTCATCTGATGGAACAGGTAGAGGTGCAACTTTTGTGCCATTTTTCCCAATGAGAACAACTCCAACGATTACAACTTCTGCTGTTAGTACATTTAAGTTTCAACAAGGGGTAACAACATCTGGAAATGGTACAGGTTTTATCGTGAAATCAATGCAAAATAATGGCTCAAACTATAATGAGCTTTATGGAACAGGTTGGTTTTTTGTGCATTTAGATATAAGCATTGGCTCACCAGCACTTGCACAAGATGGCAGATTCTGTCGTGGTGTTGCTAATGGAGACGCTTTTGTTGAATGTTCATCAGAATTGTAAGGAGATGATATGGCTATAATATACAAAAAGGTTAAATATCCACCAGAAATAGAAAGTGGTGCAGTAAGAGCAGATTATATTTGCAAACAAGAAACAGACGGCTCTGGAAATGTAATAACTGATTCTTGGATTCCAACTACAACATCTAATAGAGATTACCTTGAATATCAAGAATGGGAAGCTATTGATGGCAACACTATACAGGAAGCAGACTAATGGCTGGACTTAAAGTACATACAGCAGAAACAGCTTTTGCAGTAACCCAAGCCGAGATTAAAGCATGGAATAAAATTGATTCAAGTGATGATGATACTGTTGTCGCATTGATTGAAAAAGCAGTACATAATTGGGCTAAAGAATATACTAACCGAACTTTGACCACAGTTACTTATCAATTATTTATTGATTCAATCTACGATTCTGAAATACCTTTACAGGAAGGTATGTATATTGGCATAGATAGGAGTATAGATAGCCGAAATATTCTATTGCCAAAAAGTCCAGTAACAAGTGTAACTCATATAAAACATTATAACGATTCAGATGAAGCTACCACGTTTGCTACATCAAAATATTTTTTAGATGATGTTAGCGTACCAGCAAGAATTGTATTAAGAAAAGGTCAGACTTATCCAACAGATTTAAGAGTTGCTAATGGCATAGAGGTGCAGTATGTGGCTGGATATGGAGCAACTACAGCAATTCCATTTGATATAAAATCCGCATGTTTAGAATATTCTGCCTATCTGTTTGAACACAGAGGGGATTTGTTAGATGGTAAAAGAGTTCAAGCTCCTATTACAGCAACGCAACTACTTCAGCCATACAGAATAAAAGGATTGTCAAAAAATCCATATAGAGGTCAAGCTCAATATGTTGGCATGGGTGTCTAATGATAGGCGAAATGAGAAATCGAATTGTCATTCAGTCATTAAGTACTTCGACTGACTCAGGTGGTGGTCAATCAGCTTCGTTCTCAACAGCCAATACAGTATGGGCTAAAGTAGAAAATTTATCAGGCACAGAAAATCGTTTTGGAGACCAGCTTGAAGATAGAAGCAATTATCGTTTTACCATAAGATACATTTCTTCTTTGACACCTAAACACAGAATTAGTTACAACTCAAAATTATTTAATATACAGCATGTGGCTTCTGTTTTAGAAGGTAAAGAAAGATATCAAATCATTGACGCAGAAGAAGGAGTGGCAACATAATGACAGTCAAAGTAACCATCAAATCTAAAATGAAGCAAAAGACTGACAAAGCAGTAGACAATTATGAACAAAATACTGCTATCTACTTAAATAAAGTTACTAATGCTTTTAAAAATCATGTTGTACTTGGCATGGTAAACACACCTAGAACTGGAAAAATATATCCCAGAGGTACAAGCGATCCACATAGAGCTTCTGTTAAAGATAATCCACCAGCACCAGATACAGGAAATCTTAAAAATAGTTTTTTTATAGAATTAGCTACAAAACAAAAATTAAGTTCTTCTTTAATTACAAAAGTAAAATATGCAAATATTTTAGAACAAAGTTTTGCTAGAGGTGGATTGCAAAGACCTTTTATGGGTAAAGAGTCTCAGGCATTTAAAGACACTAAGCAATTTGCTAATAGAAAATTTAAAGATATATCATTGGG